GTATTGTTCATAAATACCGCTAGCATTGTAGCCACCAATCTGGGCAATAGCGAATTTATCATGTGCATAACCAAAGCGGCCTTGTTCCCCCTGATAAATAGCCCAGTCAACGCCTTGGTCACCTTTTGCAGCAAATACATTTAAAGGCATAAAAAATAGAGCGACAAGCGCTCCTACTAAAATTTTCTTTTTCATTTTTACTTCTCCTTGTCTTTTAAATTATATGCTGACACACCTGTTACTACTCCTAAAAAAGTTGCAATGGCATTGATAGTTAAAACAGCCATATCTGTTTGTTGCCAACCGTAAGCTTTGCCTAAAGTTGCTACTAAAACAGAACTAGCAGGAAGCACGGTTAGCACTCCCCATTTGATGATTTTATAATACTTATCTGGTAGTATCATTTTTTTGCTCCTTTCAATTCTATTATGTCATGTTCCGCTTCTTGCATTCGACCTTCTAATTTAAAGGTTCTTTCAATTACCCCATTATGTTTTTCTACTTTCTTTTCTAGCTGTTCAATTCTGTAAGCTGTCAAATTGGCACTAGCTACAACTCCAATAAATGCACCAAATGTACTGCCTACTAATCCTATTACAGCAACAACTATTTCATTTGACAAAATCATTCCTCCAATAATAAAAACCGCCTAGCTTTGGCTAAACGGTCTCTTATAAAAATTTAAATTAAATTTTGATTTTACTTTAATTGATTTGGACTTATACTGCATATACAGTTGATCCTGCTGCCCAACTTGATCGACCGCTCCAGTTTAGCCCCACAGACAAAGTTCCTGCAACAACTCCAGTAGGTGCTGTTCTACCTCTAATATCAAACGTTCCTAACGCCACGCCGCTAGAAGTACGTATTCCGCATTGTGAATATTGGCTTTTCAAAGGAATAGCCCAGTCAGGCAGGTTTGCTATAACAGTGTTTTGAGTATTACCACCCTTTTCAACATTAAAGTTAATATGGATTCCGCCCCCTACTAATTCTTCAACATAACTAGCATCAGTAATACCTTGATTATCAACAAATCCGTTTTGATAACTCAACTTAGCATATTTTTGATTTCCAGATAATGAATTGGTTGTGATATAGTCTATACCTAATTTAGTCATATCTGCAAACTTGTTTTCTGGAACTGTCCAAGTACCTATCTTCATGCCTAAAGAATGAAGATTTTTAACATTTGTAGAATTGACACTAGCATTATTAAAAATGCAACTACATACTGCTGGAATTGATAGGTTTTTTAATTCATTTATTACATTCGTATTTATCTCATTAACAAAATAATGAAGCTCCATATTAGGGTACATGGATCTAATTACATTTAAAACCGCATATGAGAAAGAACCTATTACGCAATTAAATTCATCAAATCCATATAGATTCAATGTATCTTTCAATAACGCATAATTAGCAGTACTATACTCGTTGTTTTTTATTTCTATAATAGGTACCTTATTAATTTGTTTGCAAATTGATAAGTAGTCATCAAGTGTCGGTGGTATTCTCTCTTCATCTGATAACTTAGAAACATTAGCACCAGCATCAATTCTTAAATTTCTAAATTGCGATAATGTCATTGATGAAACTTTACCAGTGCCATTTGTTGTGCGGTCCACTGTTTCATCATGCATGACAACCCACTGACCATCGCTTGTGACCTGAATATCCGTTTCGATACCCCAATGACGTCGAACCGTTTTAAATGCTGGAATGGAGTTTTCTGGATATTCTGTATTGTTTCCTCGATGGGCAATCCAATTCAACCCTTCCTTCCATCTTTGACGATGTGTTTTGGTCTCATTTAAATAGTATTTTTTCGTTGTGAAAGGTGTCATGAATTCAGTATTTGATTCGCCTTTTTCTGCGGATGATTGTGTTGCCGTGTTATAATTGTCAACATTTCCCAAACCTACTTGCGCAGACGTCACTTTATGAGGATTACTATTATCTTCAATATGTTCATTTAATCTTTTTTCTTTAATAAATCCACTTTTTTCTAAAACAGATTGAGCATCAATACTAATTTCAAATTGTATGGATACATAATCTACATCAAGTGTTGAAGTAGTAACTCCATTACTCGGATCCGTGTAATTAATGATATAAATAATTCCATCACTTGTTATGAAATTATTATCAGTAACTTGAATTGATAAATCTTTATATTCGTCAACAGGTTCTTGGATTTGAGTGGACCAAGAATCTGTTGACTCAATATAAGTAGAAACTTTTATTGTTTTATTATTGGGGGAAGAAGCCTTTACTCGCTCACTAATAGTAAAAGAAACAAAATTATTTTTTAATAATTTAACAGATTCATCTAAATTCAAATCTTTAAACAATTGAGGAACTAAGCGCTTAGCAGCCTCTAATGCATTGAATTCCCCTAGCTGTTGAGGAATAATACCATTTTGTGTTGAACCGCTACTAACTCCTGAATCGTTTCTACTAACTAATTTATTGTAGTCAGTTTGAGACACTTCATTCCATGTATCTTTTGGTTTTTTTAATGATTTTGCTGTCACATCTGTGAAATATTTATTTGCATTTGTCGCTGTATTTCCAGCAGTTTTACCGTTAAAATCCATAGGAACTTTCACATTAGTTATACCAGAAAGTAGTGAAACGCCTTCTGTTTTAGTCATTCGATCATTAAAATCAGATTGTAAGCGTGCTGCTAACGTTGTTCGTGTGACTCCTTGAGTGTCTGTTCTCGCTTGCACAATTTCTGGATTGCTATCACCTGCTTCACCGACTAACTTATCAAAATCGTTTCTTAATGCATCAAATTCTTGTTTATTATTATTTGCAGTGGAAACAGCTTGGTTTGACGTATTAATGGCTGTTTGTGAATTTGCCATTGCTTGATTCGCCGTTTCATTCGCTTGATTCCCTGCTTCTTCTGCAATTCTAATAGCTTCTTTACCTGCAGTATCAGCTATTTTCTTCGCATCATTAATACCATTTTTTAATTCTTCTTGATAAGCATCTACTTTTTCAGTTGAAGCGTTAGATTGATCTAAAATCGCATTAATTTTAATTCGACCTTGATTCAGCGTATCTGTTTCTTTGATTTGTTCAATAGCCATATCCATCACTCCTATTCTGCATTAATGTATTCAATCGTGGCTTTTTGTAAAATACGATTTCCTATCTTGATGAATGGTGAACTATTATCAATCAGTTCTGTAAAATAATCATCTAATGTTTTTCCTGATTCATCATTAACTATAAATTCTTCTTGTTTGCTAATTAATTTTACTGTTAATCTCATTTAAAATTGTCCTCCTAATTGCGATTGTATAAAGACACGACAAATAACCTGTGCTTCGATTCGTGCAAGTTTGTTAGGTATTATTTTAATTGTATGATTACCTCTAGAGATCTTGCCTCCACTAGTTTTCCTAAGGTAATTAACAATGTTTAGTCTTTGTTGGCTAGTATCATGAACTGGAATGGTGGTACCATCTACAACTATATCAACACTAGTTGCGCTACTTGGCGCCTCATAAATCCCCCATTCTAATGGATGGCTATGATCAGGTAAAGTAATTTGGTGTGTATGTGCCGGTATTCTAACTTGGTGGCTATGGCTAGGAACCGATATGCTGTGAGTATGGTTTGGTATAGAAATATTAAAATTGTGACTATGGTTAGGTGTATTCACTGTGTGGGAATGTGCCGGTGTAGTCACATTATGAGTATGATTACCTGAGCTCGTCTTTGTGTACCAATCTGTTGATGCAGTCGACATTAGTCTAAATCTCATACCTGACCCCGCATCCATTTCTCGATAAAATGCACTTGATTCAGTGCTACCATTATTAGATGCAACTAGGTGATTATGATCTCCACCTGCTGAACTTGTTTGTGAGCTTTGACCATTTACAGAACTAGATTGAATACTACCTCCACCACCACCTGTGGTGGATCCACTAGAATAACCTCCTCCAGCTGAACTTGAAACGACACTTCCGCCACCAGCTGAACTCGTTTGTGTTGAAGCTCCACCAGCTGACGTACTTTTTACTGTAGCTCCCCCGCCTTTTACGGCTTTTGTATAACCACGATAACGCTTAGTTTTAAAAGTCAGTTCTACAGTGTTTACATGAAATACATCATCATCTAAAAAGAATTCAATTTCTGCTGGGTAGGCCTTTTCACAATTATCTTGATAACTATAGTTCAAAATATTCGTTGCGCCTTGCGAATACGTCTCATTTATTTCCTGTTTACGTTTCAAATCAGACATTGTTGTAGTAAAATCGTCAGATAAATTACCAAGCTCTAGCTGAATATCTTGTGGTGCGCCGAATACATCCTGTTTTGTCTCTTTTTTAATACGCAAATTTATACTTCCAAAGTCATCTGTATTGATCATAATTACAGTTCCTTGTCTTAACTTATCAATGCTTAAAGGTTCATCTGTTAATTTCAATAAATCAGCCGCAGTCACATCCCAAGAAATTTTAGGTTGTGCCCATTTTTTTAACATGTTGATTGCATTGTCTTTTAAAGCTTGTGGAACTGTGAATCGTTGGTCTACCCAAACATATTCAACTAAACCATGTTCTTTTATAGACTTTGCATCTTCTACATAAGGAATATTTTTATTTACCGATTTAATATTTATCTGATTGACGCCTTCACCAGCACCTAAAGGATAAACTCGATTAACTAAATTGTTAGGATCTCTTTCAATCTCAAAGCCTTGCATGTTATATCCTTCTTGAATACGAGCAACAGGTTCTTTTGGTGGCTTCACTAAAGATAATTCGAATGGATAAACTTTGGTATTCCATTGCCACATATAGTCTTCATCAAATGCTTGAGGAATACTAAACAAGGCATCAGCGAGACCATTTTCATTTTCCCATGCATAACTAAAATACCGAGTGAATTCACATTTTTTTAAAACCCAGTGTTTTGTCCTTTGTTTATTCAAAAGATAGTTAATAACATCAACCGTTTTTCGATTCACTAGTTCATGATAACCAAAAAGAACTGTGTCTAGCAAAGTACACAGGGCTTCATTTGCCGTATATGTGATTGAATTGTTACTAGCATCTTTGCGAACCGTTGAAGGCATAACACGGTATAACCCTATATATTCATTTTCATTATCTGTTAGTTCAACCCATAACATTTCTTGCAAAAATTCATTTTTAGGATCATCCAACGGCATTGAAAATTCTAGATTACCTATTTGGTTTTCAATTTTTTCATATCCAACATTATAAGCGTTATCTAAAACTGCCGTGTATTCTCTTTTTAAATCCATTGCCATCAACATATTTTAGCAACACCTCCTATAAGAAACGATTTGGATATCGAATAGTTAGATTAAAAGTACTATCTTTCGCTTGGATGTATAGTGGCTCATTTGGATAAATATAAAAATCGTTCATAGGACGAATCATTGGCTTCCCATTTTTCGTAATATTAAACTGTTCTGTATCAATCACTATTTCTGATTTATCAAAATCACCAATATCAATAGTATCACTTCTAGTTTTTATCCACACGCCTCTACCAGTGCCTTTTATAGTAATAATTGGTTTTACTTTTAACCCTTCAACAGTTGGATATATTTCAATTGGTTTCACTTCTTGACCGTTATCCCCCATTAAATAGGAACGATTTTGAAAAGTAATCATAGTAGATCCCCAGTATGCTCCGCCTTCAATCGTAATTGGTAAGTCAACAGCCCCTGATCCAGTATTACCCATAAGATAGTTAGCCTGAAACGTTATTTCTGTAGAACCCCACATAACACTAGTAGCATCGCTTCGAGTATATTTATATGGATTATTCAACAAGATTGTAAATGTACCAACGACACGATTCAATCCTTCAGGAACTGCATCAATGTCTGACTTGCTACCTGACCAAAGCATTTCTGGTTCATCATTAAACCAAATCTGTACATCTTTTTCTGTGAACAAAGCAACATTTAGTCTATTAAAAGAATCCCTAAAAGCTTCGTTAGAGTTAGCCTCAACTTTGAATTTAACCGTTAATTCTCGTTCTGGAATCCGCGCATAAACATGTCGCATTCCATCACGAATTCCCAACTGGTAGCTTTGTATTTCAGTGGGAGCTAACTCTCTTCCAACAACAGATAATGTTCTATAACCTGGAACTAAATCTTCTAAAAAGGAACCATTAAAATTCATGGCTTCCGAAGGCAAAGAGGCTTTTGTTTGTTGTTCATTTACATCAATAAAGTTGTATAACATTTAGCGCCTCCTTCCTAAAGAAACATTCTTTTTATCTTGTTGATTCTGTAATTCTTTACTCATTGGTTTAGCAATAACCCTTGCAACCTCTGAACTATCGAAAATAACAGGTACCTCTACAGTGAATTTTGAAGATACATCTCCAGCAAATGCTAAGCTTTGTGATCCTCCACTAAATGACAGATTTGAATTTAAATTATCCAGCGCTGGCATGGCTACCTTTTTACTTAGTCGTTGCATAGATTTTTCTACAAAGTTTGAATATTTATCAATACCAACCGCTACTCCCGCTGGAATCATTTTACCTACTTCATCACGCATTACACGTGATGGAGAATGAATATCCATAGCGCTTTTCATTGTACTTACAATTTGATCTGCCACACCTCTTGCTGCAGCTAAAGCACTATTAGCATTGGCATTAATGCCATTAGTCAATCCATCAATTGCATTCGCACCAATAGAATTCATTTCTGATGGTAAATTGTCCATTGCAGAAATTATTTTATCAACAATAGACTCAACAGCTCTTACTGGATTCATTGCGTTTTGTTCGATACCGTTTGATAACCCAGAATCAACATCTTCGCCAATTGAGTGAAATACACGAGAAGGAGAGTGAGAATCTAAACCTTTTCTGGCACCAGAAACAACATCATCAATCATTTGATTAGATGTTTTTACAGGTAATTGTTTGTTAGCCTCTACCCCTTTTTCTAAACCTTGTGGAATAGATTTACCAATACCTGAAAAATCTGCCTTCTGTACTTCACCTTTCATATCTTCCCCGACTTTAGGAACAATTCCTTTTGTCATTTCCTCAACAGCTCTACGGCCATTTTCAATACCTGCTTTAAAATCATCAGTTACACTTAGACCAACGCTGTTAAAGTCTGTATTCTTAATTTGCGTCATCAAAGTTTCTTTTTGAGTTGGTATAAGAGCTTGAATTTCCTCGTTCAAACCATTTTTGCCTAATTGATAACCTTCTTTCATTGCATTCATGGAAGTTTCACCGGTATTACGATAAACATCATTCAAGCGTTGTAATTGTTCATCTGAAGAATTAACTAATTCTGCCGCTTGAGCAGCACCTTCAGGACCCATTTTCCTTAGTTGCTCTAAAAGCCCTTCATCTACTCCTCGCTGTGCTAACGCAGCAATGTTAGTGCTCCATTGGTTAACAGCTTCTTGATTTTTTTGTAAATTTTCAGCCATTTGATCAACTGAAATAGCTTGTTTTTGCTGGATAACATCAAAGGCACTCCCTACTTTTTCTTCAAGTGATGAATATTCTGAACGCATTGCATCCATTGTTTCTTTCGTCTTACCACTTAAAGCATTGTATGAAACTGTTTGATTTAACACACCATTTTCCACAGCTTGGCTTGCACGCTGCATTGATTGTTCATGGGCATTAGCTGTATTTATAATTTCATTTGTCAATTCTTGTTGAACGCCCTTTAACACTTGCTCTTGCTCGCCCAACTTTTCAATATTTTCACGAGCTTCTTTTGTATTCCCACCAGATTCTTTTAATGTCTGATTCCATTTTTCTCTAGCAGCATTAATTTCCATCAGCTTCGCTTCATTATCATTTCGTTCTTTTAACATTTGATTAATGTTTTCTTGAGCTTGAGAAGCTTCATCTAAAGCATTATAAGCATCAACTTGTTGTTGAATTGTTCCAGGCATTTCAGATAAAATATTTTTTTGATCGTCATAAACTAAGTTTAAACCTGTCATTTTACCGTTCAATTCCTCAACAATTTCCACCATACGTTTTTTCTCGCTATTGCTTAATTTTTCTTTAGCAGAGAGCATTTCCATTTCAGAAATCATAGATTGGAATTTTTCTTTAGTATTATCCAATTCAATAGCTTCATCTTTTCGTGATTGGGTATGTTCTTGATTCTTTTTAATCAAGTCATCTGTAGTTTTCATAAGGCTTTCTTGTTCTTTTTTAACTGCCTTAGTTGATTCAGTTTCCTTATTTAACCATTTCCACAAGTTTACCCCTACAGCTACTAGTCCACCTATTGCAGCTGTTACCCAACCAATAGGGCCCATCAACAATTTCATAGCGGTACTAAAAACAGTTGTAGCTACTGTAGCTAAACTAATTGTTCCCGTCAAAACACCAACGATTGTATTTTGCGCCACTAAAAGACCAGTTTTTATTGCTATTGCTGCAGAATTGGCTTTATCGGCTGCTAAGTTTAACATCCATGCTCTTCCGAGTGCTGTGGTAGACAACGTAGCCAGTTTTGATATTCCATTGTATAGACTTATTGCGGTTGTATAAGCTTTGATTGCCAACTCAGATTGTTTTATATAGCCTGTCACTTGCTGAATTACTTTCAATGCTGTAAAAGTAGCAGCAAAACTGACAATTGTTGGTAGTAATGGTGTTAAAGCTGTACCTATCGAAGTAATAGCTTTTCCAAATACTTTCATCAATGGGATAGTTGATTGAATCGCTGCATCAATTGCTTTAAAAGTTATATTCACTACATTTTTTAAAGAGTCTAAATTTTCGGCAATATTTTTTCCTGTCACTGCTTTTGATAATTTATCAAATGATTTAATAACTGTAGTTACACCTTTAACGGTGGCTGTTTTAATATTTGCCCATGATGTTTTGATACCTTTTGAGTTTTTCTTCGCTAAGTCCGCAAAACCGCCTACACCTTTGTCTAGCTCAATTAAACGATTATTGAACTCGTTAAATGTAATATCTCCTTCTTTTAAAGCATCATATAATTGATTAACTGAGTTTACACCTTGTTCTTTGAATGACTTAGCAACTTTATCCATCGCAATCGGCATTGTTTCTTGTAAGGTTCGCCAAGATTGCATATCAACTTCACCTTTACCGAGCATTTGAATATATTGTTGCATACCACGAGTTGCATCAGCAGTTGAAGCTCCAGAAGCAAGAAAGGCATCATTTAATGCAATAGCTGTGTCAGTCCCTTTACTCAAGCTACCAGTTGAAATTGCTAATTGTTGTGTATTTGATACAATTTCATCTAAAGATGTAGGAAGTCCATCAATCCCATCACTTAACTTAGTCATTGATCTATCAACATCTTCAGTAGAATAACCTAAAGCCTTCATAACTACAGGATACTTATTCAATGTATCAAAACGGTTAATCGCTCCTTCAACAGAGTCCTTAACCATATTTACAGCCGTAGATACTAATTTTACAGCACCAACGCCTGCTCCAATACTAAGAATTGATTTACCTAATTGATTCCCTTTAGTGGTGCTTTTATCCAGTCCATCACCTAGTTCGCCAGATTGCTTATTTACACCAGCCATAGAACGTTCAGCGCTACTCATTGTGCTGCTAAACGTTCTATCAGTAGCAGTAAGTATTGCTTCAACTGAATATGATTCCATCATTTTCCTCCTTTCCTACTTATTTGCTTTTCTTAATAAATCAATTGCTTCTATATCAACTTTTTCATCAATTAATGATTTACCCAAAATGAGCTTCTCTCGTTCTTCATAATTGAAAAACTGATTAAACTTTTTATAGTAAGGTTCTTGTTTTTTACCTTTAGTCGCCTTAATTTGGTTATTTAGCCAAGCTTGGAGATAGAGATCTCTTTCATGGTCAAGCCTTTTTAGCTGAAACGCTAATAGCCTAACTTCGTATTCATATAAAGTCATTCGTTCAATTTCGGATAAATCAGTAATTTTTAGGTAACGAAAACAATTAATAAGAATATTTTCATAAGCTTCAGCTGAGCTTAGTTCCTCTCTTACTTGTTCTCCATCAGAGCTTTCTTGAAATTTCTGACCGTTAACTTTCCCGCATTGCTTTCTTCTAAGTTTTTCAACGTTTCATCAAATAATGCCTCAATATCATCAACAGTTTCAACGAATTCATCTACTTCATCCTTAGAAGGTCTACTTTTTTCCGTAATGGTAGCTGTATAGAGTACATCAGATAAAACAACGATATTTCCACTTACTAGCTGTGGTAATGATGTTGTTAGCCCCATTCCAAGATTCACATCATTGCGAACTACCCCATGCTGCTTATCCAATTCACGAATAAACTTGACTCCAAAAATACAGTTATATTTTTTTCCTTTAATTTCGATTTGCATGTCTTTTCCTCCATAAGAAAAGGACAGCCGCTAAGCTGCCCTCTAAATTTATATTTTAAGCTTGATTATTCAATGTTAAGGTGTGTTGAGCTGTTTTCTTACCATCCTCTGTTGTTCCTGTTGTGGTATAAACACCAGCTGGTACCGTTTCTGTCCAAGTAATATTACCTGTTTCAGAGACAGCAAGACCTTCTGTTTCAGGCGTAATCTTATAGGTTACTTTTTTGTTGGTTGCATTTTCAGGCAAAACAGTTGCTGTGATTTGTCGGCTACCTGCAGTACCCGCATCTGCTGTTGATGTTTTAGGAGAAAACTCTAAGCCAGTTACAGCAATAGACAATGTTTTAAAAGCTGGAATATCTACTCGCTCTGATTCTTTCCCATTAACAACACGAGTTACTTGGTACTCACCAACTGGCACAGAGGTGTTAGGTTCCATTCCTGTTATAGTTAAAGGTGATGTGCCGGAAACAACTTCAGTTTGGCCTTTATAAATTTTAAAAGTATCCACCATATTTATTTTCCTTTCTTAGCTTAATTCAATAGAAGCCCCATCGACTGTAGGAGTTACACTTCCCACAGAAGGGCTATCTACTTTCCCGGATCAGCTGTTTCAATAGTCGTATCTTTGAAGACATATTGAACTACTTCTTCTTGATCAGCAGTTAATGTTGCAAATCCTTTTGCGCCTTTACCATTGATACCAAATTCTAATGAAACTTCTACGGTGTCTTCAGCATTAGGCGATTTACCAAATGATGTTACGTATCCTTGGTAATAGGTTGCCTTGTATTTGTCAGCATTATCTCTTGTGCCTTTTTCTGCTTTGTTGATTTCCCAGATTTCAATAATATCGTCATTGTCTAAAGCCTCTTCTAGCTGGTCAACATATGGATCACCAACTGATAAAATAGATGTTGCCGAAAAATCAATTTCTAATGACCCTGGGATGCGAATCGGACCATCTTTAGTGGCCACGGAGTCACTATCTTTTGTTTTTGTATTTTCATGTTCTGTCTGGAAAGCTAATTTCCATGCTGCTTCCTCTTTTGATTTTTTTAACAAACGGAAAAGTAAAATAATATCAATACCTTTAGCCGCTACTTTTGCTTCATTAGCCATTTATATTCCTTCTCTCTATAGTATTTTGAATTCTAAAGATATCATTGCCCGTTTCAATGGTGTGTTAGTCGAAATGTCATCTACTAACCGAATACCGCTTGATTGGATATTGAGCGACCAATAATAACCTTCCGTTTCAGAAATAGATAGAGCCTCAGCAAAAATTGCTGAAGCCATATCCGATATTTGTTTACGTTTTTTTGCCAATCCCCATACAGATAGATTCAATGTAACCGAACCTTTAATATCAGTTTTGTTGGCTTGGTGCAGTGTCTGAGTATCTTCTAATTCGACAAATGGATAACCTACATCATCCATAGGTTTATAATCGTAGGTTTCATAACCCAGTGATTGACACTTCTTATACACTTCATCGAAGATTGATTGATCTCTTGTTTTAATCATTTCATCAACCTTTCCAAGTCCGTTCTAAATTTCACTTTTTGTTGTTTCAGCGGTGGTAAAAAGAAATCACGTTTCACCATAAATCTCGTACCGTTTATTAAATACGGTGCGTATTCCGTTCCTGGTCCTGTATGCCCAGAAAAACCATTGTTCGAAAGCCTCATAACGATACTTCTTTTTGTTGCCCCAGTAGGTTTAACAAACTTTTTACCTTCCCAGTGTCCAGTTAACACTTTTCCGGCTTCAGCTTGCATATTGGCGGTTAATTCTGCTGTGTTATTTCTAACAACTTTTTTCACATCATCAAGCTGAGCATTTCTCTTTAGTTTTTTAGAAATTCCAGCTAGTCCATTAATTCTTACTTGATTTCTTGCCATCAATAATCACTTCCTGAATAATCAAGCTATTTCTTAATGCAGGAACTCTACTTGTAATAACTTCCCAAGTTTTACCCTCAAACTCAATGTAATCAAATTCTGGAATAACAAAAAGGGGCTGTGTCCTAATGACCTTAGCCCCTTCTTTAATGCTCCCGAAAATAGTAATGGAACGATCTGTACCAATATCAGTTACATTGACATCAGCAGTTTTTATAAACGGTTCTTCTTCAATCCATTCACCTGAATTTGGATCATAATGCGATTTTGAAGATTTTTTTACAAAGGTAATTTCATCTAAATATCTCATGAAAATGTAAACCTCCCACGTTTAGGCTTATAAAGTTCTTCTAATTCCTTGTTCTTATACTCTTCAATCTCATCTTGATATTCAGAAAAATCAGAGTCTGGAAATGCCATAGATAAACCTTCTTGAGAATAAGATTGCATTCCTTCTTGGCCAATACGATTAAATCGTTTTAAAGTGACTTCATATACAACTGAATCAAAACTTTTTGGTAACTCAGTGACATTCAATATATTTTGAAGCCGATCTTTTGTACGTCTTTCAATGATTTCTAATTTTTCATCAAGACTGCCATTTAATAATTTTTTTACATCATTTGCTATCTCTGACATCAAAACACCACCTAAGTTAGTTCGATTGTCGCCCCATTTGTTGTCGGTGTTACTTTTCCGACAACAGGGCTAGTTACTCCCCCGCAGCTTTTGGTTGAATCTTAGCAAATGCTTCATCTTTGATGACCATGAAACCAATATCCATTGTAGCTCGTAAAGCAACCAATTCTTGTTCGTATAAGTTGACAGGCGTACCGTCTTCATTCGTTAAAGTAGATAATTGAGCTTCTTCTGAAATTTTGAAATTAATGTTAAATGGGATACCATAGCGCAAGTAATCAAAATCACCAGTATAAAGGTTTCCCTTATCCATAGATTTTAGATCTGCTACAGGTAGTCCATCAATAGTATTGCTGACACGATCATAAATAAATTGAGTTGTGTCACCAATTTTTTTACTTGCTTCACGTAACACTGTACGATTCTTACGATTAGAAATGAAAGCATTCGGATCGTATTCACCTTCTCCAAGCAAATCCTCTAATGCTAAAATGTTGTCATATGTCAAGTTGCCCTCAATTACATTACTAGCTGCAATGACAGATTTTTCAATAGATTGAGAGAATGGATTTTCTTTATCAAGGATAGTAGCCGCATCGATTTTCTTATAAAATGCTTCTGCGATTTTTGGTTGCATTTGAGTAAAGAAATCAGACATCTTATAAGTTAAATATTCCCGAGAAACTGGGATAATAACACCAATTTTTTTCGCAGTCATCGTTACGTTTAACCATTTAGGTTTAGACGTTTTAATCTTTTCGCCTTCACCAACCCAGTACGCCCCAGGACCTTCTGCAAAGTATTCGAATTTCTTTTCTTTGCCGTCCATTTCTTCATATTTAGCCAACTGCATTAACTTAGAATTTTCCATCACATCTTTTAAAATTAAAGTGTTGTACTTATCTGGAATTGTTCCATCTTTTTTCTCTAATACAGTGACGTTGTCTGGATTCCATGTTTGAGCAAACATTTGAATATCCATTTTCATTAATTGTTTTTTCTTCATTTATATTTCCTCCTATTTTACAATTCGTTTACTTGCTGCAAGAGCTGCAACTGATTCGGTTTCTTTTTTATCAGTTGCAAATTGTCCGCCCTCACCTGGTGTTTTTTGGCGAGCATTTTCTTTCTTAATCATTGATACATAGTTCGTAACAATAGCGACAGCTTTTTTTGTGGCTTCCGCATCATCTGAAACAATCAATCCTAGCAAATCATCGTCATGCGGCAAACTAGCCTCTGAAAGCATTTTAGAAGCTTCTTTTGACATGGAAACTAATGCTTGACTACGTTCCAATTCCGCAATTTTTGCTTCTAGCTGTTTCTTTTCATGTTCAGCTTTTTCCTGAGCATTCATTTTTGCCAGTTTTTCTGCTTCTGCTTGTTTTTCTTGTTGCTCTTTTTCCCAAGCTTCTTTTGTTTTTGATACTTCAGCAGCAATCATTTTTGCTACTTCATCACGAGAAAACGTTTTTCCATTGCCTTTATCTTTACTATCATCTTCTGGTGGCGTTTGTTCTTGACCTCCGGCCGGTTGGTCCGTATCTCCAGTGCCAGTATCTGGATTATCAGCAAAGAATTGTAAATGCATTGGCAATAATAGTTTTTTTGTTTTCATGATTATCCTCCACGGTTACGCCGCTACCCGATATATTTGATAAGTTACGCCTATCAATCGAAACAGCTTTCTCTTTAGTGCCTGTAAGCAGTAAGAAGGCAATATAAAAAGCCTAACGTTTGTTAGACTTTAATTGCCTTATTTTCCCATTTTTTGTATGCATCAAAATAAATCTCTTGCTTGTCGCCGTTTAATGTTAATTCATAATACATACCATCAAGTAAAGTAGTGCTTAATAGAGCTTTGTTATTCTGCAATGTTTTACAACTCCAAACTACAAAAACATCTTTTTTGGTAATTTCTTTTTGATCTGATTTATCCAAGTGTTTGTTTGCATAATTTGAAACAATTTCTTTACATTTATCAATAAATTCTTGTGAATCCATCATTTTACCCTCTTTTCTTAAATATTCTTCATAATCAGCATCTAAATAATCATAAGGATCATCATTCATAGAATCACACCTTTCTGTCATAATTTTAAAGTGATTCTTCGACTTCTTTTCTTAATTCAGAAATTAATCTGTTTAGCTTTTCTGTCAATTTACCTTTCTTTTTTGTACCAAATTTTGTTTTTCTTTGTTCATACATTAATAACTTGATTTCGGTATTCATATACATAATTGTCGCTTTATATCCACAATTTGCACATTCAGCATAATGGTGTTCGACATCCTTCGTGATATTTTCATATTTTCTAATTAAAGGAGTGTGTTTATGACATTGATTGCATTTATATAGATTATCCATTTACAGACCTCTTTCTTTCAGTGACTTCTCATAATCCTCACTAACTTTAGGGACAGTAGAGCATTTACAATGAGGATGCATATAAGGAGCATTAATACCTTTTTTCATCTTTAATACTCTATAAGGGCTACCCTTAGCCACTTTTTTACATATTTCACAGGCAAACGGTTCTGTAATGTAATCATATTCTTCGATATCGGCATCCAAGTAACTTTGCTTTTGAATATCTGTTTGAATACCAGATATTTCAGTCATCATCAACCTATTTAGCTTGTATCTTATATTTAGTTGGTTGGGCTTTAAAAATTTAGCCATCTCTTTTGCGACAGCTCTTGGATTTTTACCTTGAGTGATTGCCTGAGTGATTATTTTTTCTAAATCAGCTTTCATTTCAACAAAATTTTGCCAAATGTTATCACTAAACGAAGGGAAGTCACTTGATTTGAATGATGCATTAACAATTTTTCTAACCTTAGACGAATAATTTTCTTTAACCGTTTCGCCTAATATTCCCGCCTGTCTTAAATACTCATCTTTTGCTGCTTCAGATAACTGAGAATATCCCCACTTATCTAGCTCATCAAACAACGTGATTAGTTCTAAGCCAATCTGAGACTTTAATAGCTCTAATCTAGACACTCGCATTACTAAGTTATAGATTTTCAATTCTTTATTGGCCTGTGGACTAAAGTCTTTATTTTTTACATATTCCTTCGCTTTTCTTTCGAAGCGTTTTACGTCCATCTTATTAGCCATTTTTCTTGCTTCGCTAATCGTAATCTTTTGACCATTGGAAAATCTATCCCAGTTAGCTTCAATTTCAGTTTGAATCGCATCAATAGCATTTTGAAGCTGTTGAACAATTTCTTTTTCTCTATTGCGATCTAGCTCCATCTGTTCTTTGATCCAAGATTCTTCACGATTTTTCAAGTAGGACATTCAATCATTCCTCCTCGGTTTCCTTTTCCAATTGTTTAGCTAAAAATTTTGCCTGATTTACTTTCGTTTTGGCTACTTCTTCATCAGTAATATCTAATGGTTTATTTTCATTTTTTACACGTTCTAATTCAGCTTGAACATCATCAACAAACGAAGCTAGACCTAAAATTGTTTCTTGGCTTAACTCAGCTCCAGAGTCAATCAATGTTTTTAATTCTTCTAGAATTGCTTTCGGAAGATTAGGAGTAAAGATAATTCGCAATCCTTTTAAATCGGAGTTATCAATCTCAGAAACACTTGATTTCAGATTAAATAAAAGACGATAGCGCCGCACAAGACTTTTTTTAAATAGTCTTTGCTTTACTGCCGTCATTTGATTGAAACCAAACATTTTATACTTCATTGCTTCTCCTGATTGAACACCAGAAAAATTTGTATCTGTTAAATCTGGAATCATAGATATTTCATGTATCCCTTTCCTCACTCGTTCTTTGTAAGCTTCAACGCCGTTTACATCGTATTGTTTATAGATGTAGCTAGCATTCACTGAGGTCTTGTTACCGTTGATATCTGTACCAGATTCAAGCAAAAGCATGTTCGCTTCTTTTTGCTTAATAGCATCTTCGGTTGATAGACCCGCTGCTTCGATGTCTCCACTAATCACTAACAGCGCATCGTTTAAATCCGTCATGTAATTAGCAGTGTCAGACTGTCCAGCATCATACAAATCGATTTGAGATAAAATATCTTCATACAATCCCATTCTAAAACGATTAGGAGAGAACTCAGTTATCTGAACTTCTTTGTAATCATGAGAATCCTCTTTTGGATCACTTAGTTTAATCGTAGCAAGAGTCGTTTCAGCGTAAGTAATGATTTTGTCTTTTGTGTAAATTATCGGTTGAATATACTGTTTGTCTGCATCTATAGTAAATTTAGTTTTAGGATAACGAACAGCAAGTATTGGTCTACGCTTGACCGTTGTATCATAAACAACAAACGTTTCAAAAACATTGCATAGATCAACATAATCAACGTCATCTTCATCTCGATATATGATTTCATAAGCTCGACCGTATTTATCCATATCTAACCACAATTCTCCATTCAATCCGTCAATGTCATTATCTTGATTGAAATTATCAATTGCCTCTTGGCTAGCTTTATTATTAATTTGGACTTTTAATGGATTGCCTGTATTGTATCCAACATCAAACGTTGCAAGAACTTTTCCAAAATTATGGGCAGCTCTATGGTCTGCTTTTTCTTTTTCCTTACGGCGACGATTTTTGATGATGTTTGTATTCTTTGCTTTATAATAATCATCCAAAATCTGTAGACGTGGAACTTGGTGTTCATTATGGTGTGCAATCATTTTGGCTAAAATATCAGTATTACCCAACAATTCTTCTGCAGAACTATATCTATAGTGAATATTTGATTCTACGCCAAAGCTAACAAAATTTTCATTCATATCACTTGAATAGCTGATGTCCGATCCATGTTCAAATTCATTAACTTTTAGGATTTCTTCAGTTTCCATACTTCACACTCCTTTTTTTAAAACATTCTTTTTATTTTGTTTCTTTGATTTTTACTAATTTTAGTTTTTTTCTTCGCCCACATGTCTTCGTTAAATCCGTAACGTGTGGCATCAATAGTATGATTGTCTTTATCTTCTAGTCTCGGTTTAGGATTACCATCTCTATCAGTCTGATAATCAATGTTTTCAAATTCCTTAGCTATATTTGGAGTCCTCAATGGATCGATACAAATAAAATCTAAGTCATCTAGCCATTGCTCACCATATTCAACCGAATCCGGGCCTTTTTTAACACCTTTTATATGATTGATACCATGCTCATTTACTAACTCTGCATTACTTTTGGGCTCAGCAGAATCAGAAAAAATTTCATCATTTTGATAGCCCTTTTCATGTAGTTTTTTAGCTAATTCCCTATTACTAATTTTCACACCGTATATCTCATCAATAGCATAGATACCATTTTTCTTTTTATCATAATGCCATCGAACGAACGCTAACGGATCAGTAGCATAACCGAAGTCAAGACCGTTTCTGATATTATCAAAGTTAGCAACCATTTCCTCAGTTATACAGCCTTTTATTACTCGTAAATTATCAAACGGAACAACTCCTGAACCAATAGCTTTGCCGTCATACTCCCACTCAGCACGTTTCGGATTCTTAGCCCTCGTAGCATTAACTTCTTCAATAAATGCTTGAGCTATGAATGGATTATCCTTATATGTTGAATGATGAACGAAAGTATTTTCAGGTTGGAAGCTAGATTCATATTTCTTATTAACCCATGATTGTCGTCGCTTAGGAGGATTGTACGAATAAAAGAATTTATAAAAAAGACCATCTGCTAATTCACCACGTAGTAATGAGTTAGTTATGGTTTTTACATCATCTTCTGTTTTAAACTCGGCTAATTCCTCAATCCAAGCTATAGCAAATGGAAATCTTGAATCCTTTAATGACTTAATTCTTTCTGGATTCTGTGCGCCACGAAAAACAATATAATTACCTCTAGGCTTATAGGTGATTTTCATAGGACTTTTATTTACTTTAAAATACTTAGACACACCTTGTTCTTCAATTGCCCACTTAATCTGTTCAAAAATAGATAGCTCAATCGTATTATCGACATATCTAATGGCCACAGCATTTACAGGATATCTCATAATCAATTGAACGATTATGTGTGCTATGCCAGATGATTTACCTGACCCACGGCCACCTTTTTCAACAACATGTAATATATTTGAGTTTAATGCTACCCTCCAAGTAGTATGAAATGCTTTAGGAAGAAATTCAGATAATTTTTTACTCATATTCATCACCTGATATATCATCGATGAAAACTGGCATATCCATGTCTCCATTTGTAGCATCTAAACTAGCTTTAACTTTTTCAGTTTGAACCTTCAGTAGTAGTAATTTAGCATCATTTGCTAGCAAGGCATTCTGTTGCTTAATAGCCTTTGTTAACTGATTGCTAATTCTTGTCAATGCTTCCTCAATAGCCAAAATGTCATCTAGTATTCTAAATGTTTTACGAGTGACTTGTACATCTTTTAAAACTTCTCTCTTAACAGTAACCATTTTCCCATCAATTACCGATGGCTCTTTAACTTTCCGAAGCTGCTGCAAACGTTCAACTTCTTCATCGTTTAAGCATTCTATATTGGCGAATTTTCAGGATTCTTATTTCTTCCTCCAAAATAAAAAAAGGATCATCATTCAGATTAGAATAGATATCCTTTTCTTCGTCAGATAACATATCGGCAAATATTGTTTCGTATTCGCCAGTTTTAATAGCGTTCTTATTACCTTTAGGAGGAGAACCTCCTTTGTTCCCCTTAGCATTTTTATTACCTGGCGGCGCTCCACTTTTATTGGTAACGTTACTATTCGATTTAGTAACGTTACCTTTTAATTCTTCCGCCCATTTATCAACAGATTTCCATTTCCTGATTTGAGAATCAGAAACATTTAGTTCACTAGCTAATTCTTTAAGAACCTTTTTCCCACCTGAATCTAGCCATATTTTTTTAGCTTCATCACGACGAGGGTCTCTTTTTCTAGCCATCCATTAACACCACCTCACTTTTCGCTTCAATAGTTGAGTTTGTTTTCGTAAATCAAATATACTTCTCTACATTCTCTTGTACATGTTTGTCACTCCAACACCCATGACCGCAATATACCAACTTGCAATAGTCAATTTCTTGTGGTGTAGCTTCTCGTGTCATCTCAATGATGGAATATTCTTTCTTAATCTGCACCGACATTACTACCCGTTTATGTTGGTTTTTCATGGGTTTCGGATAATGGTGGTTCAGGGATATGTACCAATAATTATCCATCCTTCATTCCCTCCAAACAAAAAAAGAAGCCATCAAGGCAATCTCTTTTATTCTTCATTCTTATTTGTTATAATTTTATTAGGTAGCAACTCCTTTTATTTTTAAATCAACACCTTATGTAATTCATAATTCCATGAAAAGACACACAATTAGCTACCTAACCGCTAGTATGTCACCACTAGCGGTTTTTATATGCATCAGACAAGACAATTAATGAATGATTTGCTATAATTTATTTACGGGTAGCGACATACCTTAGAAAATTTCTTGCACATGAAATTCCTCATATCGTACTAGCTACCTAACCACCCATGATTAATTTCACTGGTGGTTTTTTTGTTGTTCAGTAAACATAGTTACTAACTCATCATCTGAAGCTCGATTGCAATTAATGTAAAAAAAACAAACACATAAATGTTTTACAATTTTTTTAATATTTGTTAGAATTTTTACAGGCAGGAATTCCTTCTTGATGAATTTAGATTTTGCGATTTAAAATTCTATCAACAAGTCTTACTATAACTGCCTATCCGCTAATTTTCCGATATTAGCGGTTTTTTACATACTAAAAGAGACATTCTTAATTAATTTTATGTACTAAATATGTCATTTCTTACATAAATTGGATAATGTCTATCACTATTAATTTGCTATAATGCTTTTGGGTAGCAACTCCTTAAATGCTGAAACAGTTATTTACACCTAGAAAACCCATCTTTTTGTAATATAGTCTGCTACCTATCCACTAGATTCCATAGTCTAGTGGTTTTTTTACGTATAAAAAAAGACTGCACGGTGAAAGTGCAGCCTTAGATAGGAGGGAAAATCTTAACCGTCATCTGATCGTAAAGGTAGTTATATTTGACTTATTGACGATTTTTTTATTTAAGTAGCTATGCTACCTATTGGCGTGACAGGATTCGAACCCGCATCTTATCTCACACGAAGTAAGTTGCATTACCACAATGCTACACGCCAAACCAGAAGGAGCTACCTCCTAGCAATTGCTAATAAATCAAATTAACCTTTACACACTCTCGTCAGAATGTTTTCCCATCAGGACGTAGCTTTCGCAGACTTTCACGGCTAAAATGATTATGTCACTGGCAAGGATTTGCACCTTGTATGGTCTATATTCCACCACAGTGACCAATCAATCAAACACCAGCAAAAACAATTGATTAAGTTTATCCTAAACGTACCTAGCTGCTACTCTATGAGTTTAGGAATTGCTCTCGTGCGTAAGCAGCTGCCGCAGAGATCTGGTTAATGTTCTTATCGTCATATGCTGGGATAGAGCAATATACCTAACCTCGACTAGTATGAATCAGGTAGTTACTACTGCATCCCTAGCAACTATTTGTGTCACTTGCAAACCTGTAGAAAAAAGAGGAGGTTATTCACCTCACTTCATTTTATTGAGAACGTAAGTCTGCAAGTGACCATCGAAAGTCAAATCAAACGGTGACTAAACCAGAAAGCGTTGTGTAATGTGTCCATTTCTTTGACTTTCGATATTACTATATTAGCACTCAAATTCGTATAAAAACCGCCAACTTTCCGCCAAAAAACCGCCAAAATTATTTATATGCAATTATTTTGCCGTTTCGGTAAGCTTCCGCGAATTCAATCAAAGCTTCTGATTTCATTCTTTGAATACTTCTTTCGGAATAGCCAACTTCTCTAGCAATCTTGTAATTAGAGTAATGGTCCTGCACACAGAAACTATAATGCAAAATTTGTCTGCTAGTTAGGCTTAATGCCATAAGCCCAGATAATATTGCATCTCTTTCTGCTTCTGCATCTGCTAATTGTACTAGCGCATCTTCTGCTTTGTTCCCATGACTTTGGCTTTTAGGCATATCTGTAATAATTGGTGATTTTAAATCTATCAAAGAGCGCCCAGCTATTCGCTCTAAACGTCTAAAATTCTTCAACACATTTCTGGCATTCGCTTTTGTTTGTCGAAAATCTACTTCTTTTAGCAATTGAATCAAGTGGAATCGCTCCTTTTGTGGTATAATAACTATGTCGAAAATATTACTTACAGCCGGAGCAATCTGGCTTTTTTTATTTTCTACTAAATAAACTTTTTACAATACGTACTATGAGATAGTATTTTCAAATACATTTACTCATGATATAATCATATTAACTTTCTTGGGGATTTTATTTCTGAAATAAATTTCTCCTTTTCTATGATAACTGGCGGAAAACAGTTATCGATAGTTCCTGTCTCCACCAGAGACACAATGTCAACCTTATTTGTTGGCACTATTAGCACTTTACTTGGGAAAAGTGCTAACTACCACATTAGTCAGCCATTGGTCGGCTGGCTTTTTGTTTGCAAAAAATCAGCTAGTTATTGTAAAAAAGTTGCAATAAGTTAAAACTCCAATGTAATTGGCCTCCCGTATTTTTAAATTTTCCATTCGCCATCTTTCATATTGGTTTTATTCATATAATTTCTTTCATCACGAGCAATTGTATAATCGAAAAATAAATCAGCTTGCTCTGATCCATGCAGGTACTCAACATAAACGCCGTCTACTTGACGTTCCAGTATATATAATTCTGGATAACTTAGCATTACTTATCCTCCACTTCAATTAAATCCCTTTTCATAAACCAAAATACTTCACCGTTACCAAACTTGATTAATAAAGCTAATATTTCACCATCTACTTTGTCGATACACTCACCTATTTGTCCTTTCGGAACAATGCTGCTATATCTAGTTTTATATTTCAATTATTCGTCCTCCTGTATAAATAATTCTCCTAACTCTCTAGAGGCTTTTTTAGCTTTTTTAATCACAGCGTTGGCGCTAGAATACATCTCTAAATGGCTGTTAGTAACTTTAAACAACTGCAAGCCTAGATGGTGAATCAAACTTATAAGCTCATCTAAGTTTTCACCGCGCTCTTCATCTACTCTTGAATCAGCTATAGGATTAACTGGTCCTACTAATTGATCAACTATTTCATTCAGTGTGTATTTTTTATCTTCCATTTTTCTTCCTCCTATTTAATTCTTCCGCATTTTTTACATTCATAGTAAGAGGGCATACCATAGCTTTTAGGAAAAACTGTTTTGTAATCATGTAGACAAAAACATTGTTTCCACACTCTTATTAACAATAAAATAGAATCTCCTATCATTCCGCTTCCTCCTGTTCCAAAGTCCACTGGCTAAACGCTTCTAAGACTTGTGCTTGTTGCTTTGGATTCAAACTACAATAAGATATATCTACGCTCCTAAGTTCTTTTGAGCCTATCCTTGTCTGCCATTCTCCAAGGAGAAAGACAGCGCACATTGGACTTGCGTTATCTTTTTCAACATTTGCTTTCAACCAATCAAGCACAATCTGCTGATTTGGATTGAGTTCTGGTTCATCAGATAAATCATATATCTGTTTTCCGTAAGAAAATTGTTTGGCTGGTTCCATATATTCATGCACTAGATCAAATGCCAAATCATTTATTTTGCTTAATCTACTCATTTTGTTCCCTCCTTAACTCTAAATGAACGCCCTTCAGCAGAGAACTCATGCGGACTACCAAATTCATCTACTATAACAAACGAATTTTCTAGATAATCAATTGAATCTACTTCAAACCACACAGGATAGCCAACGGACATATCATGCATCCATACTTCTATTTTTGGAATCATCTTCTTCACTCACTTTCTAATCGGATAATAAATTTATTACAAAAATGTTAGTTATTTCGATTAACTTATTAGTTTGATTCATGTAAATTAAATATATTAAATACTTTAGGAGGTTTTCACATGAAAAAAATCATAAGCTTAATTTTTGTTGCGTTACTTATATTTATTGGATGGAAAGGTTGGGATTACTATCAATCTACTTACGTAGGAGAAGACTATTATGCTAAAATACAGGCTCCTCTACCTGAACAAACTGACTTAAAAGATGACAGTGGTAAATTTTTCGGGAAAGGTTATAAATATAAAGTAGTTGGATTTAACACTAAAGGTAACAGTCGTAATTTTGATTTTGAAGTTGTAACGTCTGGGGATTATGCTGATGGATCAAAATTAGATGAAGGAACTATTCTACTTTTAAATGCAAGTGAAAAAAGAATTATAAAACGGCAAATCATCAGTGATGACAAAGTCCCTTCTACCCTGAAATCTAAACTTAACATTCCTTAAACCAGCTTTTGCTGGTTTTTCATTTAAAAAAACTGTATCCTTACCCCAAAACAAATTAAAAATTCTTTGTGGTCGACCAAAACCTCCACTCCCTTCTTATAAATTCACTGGCTCTTTTTTATAACCAGCATCAATCAAAATTCCCTCAATCACATAAAGGTCCGTTTTCTGCTTTAAACTAGCCTTAAATTTCTTCGCAATATTTCTAGCTGTTTCTAAAGAAACGACTTCATATGTTTTAGCCAATGTATCCGCAATTATTGCGGATGTTGGCGTGTAATAAATCTCCAACAAAATGAACACTCGCTTTCATTTCATAAATCTAATTTAAATGTTCAGCTTTATATTCCCAAAATTTACTTCTAGGAACTCCTAACGCTTCTATGATTGCATTCACTGAATAACCAATCCACTGCAAATACAAATATTCTTGAATGGTGAACTTGTCTTTATCAATTGAGTTGATTGGTTTAGATTTATCCATTGTTTGCTCACCAATATCCTTACCAAGCATTTTAATTTGTCGATAGACCATGCTTTTTGGATTTCTATACCAATCTGGGTTTTCATTCATTAACTTAAGCATTTCTTTTCGTTTTTGCTTTTTTTCAGCTTGAATACGTGCTATATCTTCAAAAATTACACTGTTCATTTTTTAACCTCCTAAAAAGGCAGATCATCATCGCTAATGTCGATTGAATTACCTGCGCCTGCGAACGGATCTACATCTCCACCAAACGACATTTGTTGGCTGTTATTTTGCTGATTTAAGCCTTTGTTTTGATTCGTGGCATAATTACTCTCGAAATTATTTTGAACGCCTGTAACGCTATTCTGCGAACTCTGAACGCTATTTCTATTCTCATTGGTGCTTTTTGACTCTAATAATTGGAAGCTTTCGCAAACAACTTCAGTCACATACACACGTTGGCCTTGTTGGTTGTCATAATTACGAGTTTGAATTCTTCCAACAACTCCTAATAATGTTCCTTTGCGAGCATAATTAGCCATTGTTTCAGCAGGCTTACGCCAAATTACACAGTTGATAAAATCCGCTTCTCGTTCGCCGTTTTGGTTTGTAAAGTTACGGTTCACAGCAAGAGTAAAGCTTCCAACTGCAGAACCACTTGCGGTGTAGCGTAAATCTATATCTTTCGTCAGCCTTCCGATTAATACCACATTATTTATCATTCAAATCACTCTCCTTAACGAACACACCGTTGACATTTTTTCCCTTACGATCTTTAATCTCGTTATATGCTTGGTTCAGACATTCGTATAAATCCATATCATTTTGCATAGCGAGAATAACTAGTGTCACAACAACATCACCGATACCATCCCTTAAATCATTTTTATTATTTCTTGCTAATGCTGCTGCGACTTCTCCGACTTCTTCAACCACTTTTAGCATTTGTTTCTCAGGCTCTGCGATATCTAGATTTTTTTCTCTTGCCCATTTCTCAATTAATTTAACTAATTCATTCATCATTTACCCTCCAAGTATTCTTTTATTTGTCTATCAAGTTCCGCTTGCTCTTCTGGCGATAGCTTTTCTTCTTGCTGTTTATTTGGTTCTTTTGCCCATTCTGGTAAATTTTCAGTCCTAACATTTTGACGTTGGTAAGTCGTTCGTTGTTGGCCCCGTTCTTTTTCATTCTTGATTTCAAATTTTAGTTTTTCAAACTGCGTTCTTAGCTTAGAAGCACTTCTAATGTTTCCAAACCAAAATGAATTTGTCGGTAACCACTCAAGAACATAGTCAATTGCTGCAATAGTTTGTTGATCTCGTTCTTCGATTAACCTAAACGTGTCAGCCCACTTTTCAATGTTCACTCTTTTCATTTCACTCGGAAAATCATTGATTAAATTATTTTGTAATTTTTGAGCAAGACGTAAATGTTCGTCAGAATATTTACAAGGAGATTTCTTTGGCTCTTCTTTATTATCTTTCTCTATACTCTTATCTCTATACTCTAACTCTATACTCTGGGCGACATTTTCAGGACATTCAGAGGACAATTTAGGGACATTGTCCGCCTTCGAACTTTGCGAGCAATTTTGCATAGTTGAACTCTGCTCGATACTATTCTTTTTTATATCCTTATCTAACCTATCCTTACCTAACCTAACCTGTGTATCCACACTGGATACATCTTGTATACATCCTGTATCCATAAACCGATATCTGTTATTTTCATCTAATGTCAGCATAGATTTTTCTTCGAAAAACATTGTTCTGTTGTACCTGTCTTTTTGAATGTAGTTGTGTATTTTCCAGTCTTTAATGACAACTACACCACTTTCAAAAGGTATAATAAATTCCTTTGCCATTAATAGTTTAAAATCATCTTCACTTGCGCCAATTTTTCTTCTAACGGTCTTTGCATTTCCTAAAAAACCATCATCGTCCGCCTCCATGTTTAAATGGAAATATAAACATTGTGCAGACATTGGCATATCTAAAAATAAGTCTGTATCTGTTATTTTTTTACTAAACATTCTTCTTTGCGCCAATGTTTATCCTCCTATGTGTAATTTCTTGATGGTATCTTGATTTAATTTAATTCCTTTAACATGATATTTTTTCTTAAATGCTGTAATACCAATGTTGTGTTTTTCTGTGTGATGGCATCGGCACAAACCAGCGTAAGTGTATTCTGTATGGTCAACGCTTTTTCTTTTCCGCCGACCTAGAGCTTTGTCGAAATGGTCAATATCTGCACCAGTTTTGCCACATATGCAACAAACTCGGTTAGTTATACATTTGTAAAAGTAATATTCTTGATTTGCTGGTAAAATGTCATACCCATTGCGAAATGGAATATTATTTTCAAAAATGAAATTCAAGATGATGTTCGCTAAAATGGTTGCATCGTCCATTGTGTTCGTTGAGTCGTTTCTGAGGCTAATTTCATAGCCCTGTAACGCTTCAAATCTGAGATAGAACATTTCCTTTAACACTTCTGTTTCTTGCCCTGTGAAAGAGAATATGTCCTCTAGCATTGCAAAGATAAATCGACGTTGGGCAACACTAAATTTTCTCGGATCAATAAATCTTATTTCAACTTCTCTTGGCCCTGTATAATCAAAATACATGGTTTTTAATCGTTCAATATTTATTGCTTCGTTTATTACTGCTGTTATTGAGTTGTCTTTCAAACTCTTAATAACAGCAGAATAAACATTGTTTAGGTTCATTCAATCACTTCCACTTGAATCCCGTTATTAATAATAAAATTGTTTAGAGCAACTAACTTTTGATGTTCTGCTGTTAGTCTTAACGTAACTGTTTTCTCTTGTTGTTTTCTGCTGGTTTTTGGTACTTCTTCTGTGATGATTTCGCCTGTTTCAGTGTCAACTGTTTTATTGTTGATTGTTTCAGTTTTCAAGGCAGCAATAGCATCGTCGTGCTCTTTTTTTGCTTTTTCTCGTTCTTCTTGTTCTTTTTTTAAAGCAACGGCGGAATCGATTTCTTTTATCAGTTCTGGCGCAGTAGACCCTTTATCAATTAATGCGACCCAAGAAAACGAGTCAAGGCCAACTGCCTTAGCATAATTTTCAACAATGAGCTTATCGTTTTTTATACGTTCTTTTTCAGATGCAACTGCTACCATCGATGCCGCTATTTCCTCAATAGTTTTCTTATTTGGTTCACCTTTAACTGTGAAAGCTGTTTTATTAGTCCACGAACTAGGAATTTCAATTTCGTCAATGGATACATTGTAGTTTTCAGACATTTCAGCAATCACTTTTTGAAGCTTTTTGCTTCGTTTCTGCTTCTCTGCTTCTTCGTATGATTTGATGCTTTCGTTAATTTCTGAACTAACTTCACTTATTTTTTCAGTATATTTTTTTATTTTTTCCTCAAAATCTTTTAACGGCTTATCATATTGATTTTTAACTTCTTTACGTTGATCATCTAGCAACGTTACAACTTTATTTAAGTCTGCTCTTGCTTTTTTAGCTTCAGGAATGTTTTCATCTGTGAAAATCATTGTTGAATAGTGCTTAACTGCGCTCTCAACCATCTCAGCCAACTGTGCTTCATTTTGTATAGTGATTTTACTAGCTTTAAAATCAACATTAAACTGCAATTCTGTTGTTAATTCGTTTGTCATTAGCTTTGCCCCCATGTAATGTTTTCTTCTGGTTGTGGTTGGAATTGTTGTATCCATTGCTTCAGAACTCCAACAGCTTTATTGAACATGCTAGCTGGCATATTTTCATTGACATCTACATTCAATTCTTTACTTAGCTCATTCCGCACATAGTCAAGTTCAGAATTCGATAACTCAGAAAGTTGTCGGATATGATCGTTTAACGTAGCTAACTGTTTACCGCTAATCAAATCAACTTTTGAAGTATCGCTGTTCTTTTCAGCTGCTGTTTGGCCATCATCGTCTTTATCTGCAGCAATTCCAAAAGCAGCAGACAAAGAGTAACGTCTTGCATAAGTTGTTAAGCTTCCTAGCCCTTGCGGATTGGTGCCACTGTTTGGAAATTCAAAAGGTCCATGAATGATATATTGACCGCTAACATGAGTAATAATTGTTGTGACTTTTAACGCATTATTCTCATTGACGACATTTTGTTGAAAATCAATTCCGCTTTCGGATTCTTGTGCAGCTTTTCTAATTGCTTCTTCAATCGCTTTTAGAGTTGCATATTGGAAATTCATTGGACCTTTTTTCGTTGTATAGGCAACTTCTGCGTCAAATCTTGGTTGAATTAATTTGCTTTTTAGCTTATACATCCCATCAAACAATTCTTTTAAATTTTCGCTGTTCTCGTTCATTTATTCCCCTTCTTTCAGTAATGAAATAACTTTTTGAAGTCCTTCGATTAATTCAACTTGATTAAAATAAGCACTTTCATCTAAACTCTCGAATACTGTTCTAACTTCTTCATCTTCGCTATCTTGGTAAACAGCAACATGATTATTAATAGCATCCTTTTCAAAAATCAGTGATCCATAAGGTGAATGATTATCAATTAAGACAATTCTTTGCATTGAATCCACTTCCACTCTCATGCTATAATTCTCCTGTCAATTAATTTTGTTTGTGACTTTTTGCTTGCCGGCGGAAGTCACTTTTTTGTTTCTTGGATAAATAACGCTTCTGGAAATACTGCCTTATTTATCGCAGTGTCTGGATATTTTTCTTTCAGCTTTTGAAATACCAGAGCTTTCGTGTCCTCAACCACGTAAATTTTCAAACTATCTTTACCTACTGCTTGAAACATCTAAATCCCCCTTCTCTCTTTTTGTTGCGCTATATATATCTGATTTTTTTGTTGCTGGTACCATAAATCAGCAAGTTTTTTGGTTTGCTGTAGTTTGTCTTTCCTAGTCATTTCTTAACCTCTCTATCTTCAAGTGCCAGATCATAAAACAGTGTCCAAATGATGAATAAGCCTATATACACATTTTGGATAATTGGATTAAAGTTTCCACCAACTAGCAAACCCAATCCGAAAACAATGAGCAATACTGCAATTCTTCTTAAGTTATAAATTTTTCTCATATTACTTACCTCCTATAACGTCTATTTATTTCGCTTATACTTGTTTTTTTCCCGCCAAACCAAAAATTCATCAAATTTCTGAATGTGGATAATTGGCATGCATGATGTAACGAGTCTATATCCATCTTTAAATTCTTTATGTTCCTTAAACTCTCTCAGAAGTTTTTGAAATGTTGGTTTGTGATGCTGATAGCCAAAATAAACAATTGCTTCATCTTTTGCCATCCAAGCTTGCTGTAAATCGATAGTCTTTGCTAGTGTGATTTGCATGTAGACATCTCCTTTCTATGCTGTCTTGTCATGTAAGAACTTGTTAACAAAATATATTTGCCCTTTACCAGTAATTTTCGGCGTTCGACTAATTCGAATACTTCCATCTGGATTGTTATGGGTTCGTTCCTTGATTTCCGCAATTCCCAAATCAAGTGACCGCTGGGTTGGCATATTGTAGCTTTCACCTTTTCGAGCAATTAGATACCCATTGTCTCGCAGCCATTGGAATAAACGATTCTGCCCAATGTCGATGCCGTTTTGCTTGATTAGCTTAGCTAGGTCACCGATTAAAATGGAAGTCTTACTTGCATCAACGGCATCCGCAAATAATGCTTTAGGTTTTAATGATTCATTTTCTAGTTGTAATACTTCTATTTTTTTCTGTTGAAATTCAAGAGCTCGTTTAGTCACCATTTCTGGGCTATTCCAAAACTTTTCTAGTTGAATAAAATATCTACGAGCTTGCTTTCCTCTTTCGGTACGTTGTAGCATTGAAATTTCCTTAGCCATGTCTAGTTTCACATAATGATTTACTTGTGGGCGACCACCAAAAGGTTTATCGGATTTTTCCGAGAAACTGATAAAATCAACGTTTTCATCAAACCCGTATTTAATCATTCGTTTAAACCAATCAGTATAATTATCTTTAACTCCCAGAAATTCATATAACTCTCTACCGTTAACTAACTGTTCACCATTTTCATTTGTTGTAACTTTAATTAGTTCGTTCATATGATTTCATCCCTTCTATTCTGGTTGTCTTTCGTTCCATTAATGGAACACTTTTCCTTTTTCATTTGTATACTTCCAAAACTACCTTTGTTCACAAACGTGAACTTTCTCTTTAAAAAAATATAAATGAATAAAATTTGTTTCCAAGTCTAGCAATTTGCAAGCTTTCGTAATTTCAGTGTCTTTCCAAGAGACTTTCCCGTTCATTTTCAATGATATTGTTCTCTCCGACAATCCCATTGCGATAGCAAAATTATATTGAGTTCCAAACTTTTCAACAATTCTTCCTGCTAATTTTGAGTAATCATAGCACATTTACAAACACCTCCTCCAAGTTCATGAACATGAACTTTATAACCATATAATACATTGTTCATTTCTTATTGTCAACGAAAAAGTTCATGATTCATGAATTTTTTCGTTGAAGATATATTCAATATCTTGTATACTTAAATCTATAAGGAGGTGTACCAATGGATAGAGTTAAAACATCTGCTCGTCTAAAGCAACTTATGAGTGAGCGCAATTTAAAACAAGTTGATATTCTGCGTTTGTCAGAACCATATCAAAAAGAATTAAATATAAAAATGAGTAAAAGTACTTTGTCACAATATGTAACTGGAAAGCAATCACCTGACCAAAATAGAATTTATCTTTTGTCAAAAACTTTAGATGTTAACGAAGCGTGGCTAATGGGGTTTGATGTCTCTAAAAAAAGAATCCCTGACGAACAAAGATCTAGTGAAAAAAATGACTTCGACATAGTACCTATATTCAACCAGTTAGAACCCAAGCTCCAACAGCTTATATATAACGAAGCTAAGTCTCATTTAGAAAAACAAAACAAAGCTTCTAATAACGTGGTTAACATTAACAAGAAAAAATATGATACTTTAGCTGCGCATTCACCAGACCCTGATAAAGTATTTACTGATGAAGAGAAACTTAAAATTAATCAATTTCTAGATAAAGTGGATGCTGATTATGATAGGAAGCAAAAAGAATGTAAACATCTTTTTGATGATGAATCAGATGATAAAGAATAATTTTCAGGAGTATTTTATGAACGAATATGAACTGTTGGTGTCAGAGGTACAGAAAAAAGCACCAGTTATTGAAACAGATTTGTTTCAAAATACTGGATGCTATGGTTTGTACCGTGATGGTAGAATTTATATTGAAAAATCGTTGAGTCTAATAAAAAAAAGGAATGTGCTAGCTGAGGAACTTGGCCACCACGATACATCGTTTGGTGACATATTAAACCAAGATTGTTTAGAAAATCGTAAACAAGAACTAAAAGCTAGACAATATGCTTTAGAACAATTAGTCACTTTGGATGATCTAATTAAGTGTTCAGAATCAGGATTCAGTAATCATTACACGTGTGCTGAATTTTTAGGGGTAGACGTTGAAACGCTCAAAAATGTACTCGCCTATTATCGACAAAAATTTGGTGATACCCATTTTTATAAAGGAAGAATTTTCGAGTTTAATGATTTATCAGTCATGATTTTAAATACAAATTTACAATAAAAAAGCCCCGTGCTACAACACGGAACTCTTTCCTCATCATGAGAATTATTCAATAAATACATTATATCAGAAATGGGGAGTTTTAAAAATGAAAAAATTTATTTTGGGGAGTTTAGCTATCGGAGCATTAACTTTTTTATCAGCGTGTAATAATTCTTCTGAAAATGCAAAACTAAATAATACTATATCTAGCTTAAAAACAGAGAATTCTAAATTAAAAGAGTCTTTAAATAAGGAAAATACAACTTCTGAAACAAGTAGCTCTTCAAAAGTTATTTCTTCCGAAAAAGGAAACTCAGAAATGACACCATCAATAAAAATCAATGATATGAACTTACAAAATGATAAATTAAAATTATCAATTACTGGAGTTGATTTTTTAGGAAATCTATCTAGTTCAAGAAAATCAGAAGGCCTAGTGGTTCTTTACTTCACTATGGAAAATAAAGGAACAGATAAAATCGATCCCCTTCTAACTGTTAGTGATTACTTAGAAATTACTGAAGAGGATAACGTATCAGATGATGAACTATCTCCTAGTTTTGATTTATTCAATTACAAAGAATTTGAACAATTAGATAAGCAATCTAGATTAAATATAAAAACTGGATCTAAAATAGACGGGGCAGTAGATTATCCAATCAGTGATGTTTCAAAGACTATAAATATCAAACTAATTAAAGATAGATTTGAATCTGCAAAAGATGACAATTTAGTTGGTTCTAAATCAATAAGTCCTGCAGAAATAGAAAAAAGTATAAATAAAAATTCTAATATTCTTCCAAAATAAAAGTGTATAGAAAGGATACAAACATGAAAGTAGGAATGCGTAAACCAAGTATAAAAAAATCAATAAGTGCTCGTACTACTGGAAAAGCTAAACGTAAGTTTAAAAAAGCAGTAATTCCTGGTTATGGGCAAAAAGGAACTGGTTTCATTAAGAACCCCAAGAAAGCTATGTATAATAAAGTATATAATAAAACAACTTTTAGCTTTTGGGATTTGTTCAAATAATCACCCTAAATTTTACAGTTTTAATTTAGTTTATAAAAATAATTGAATGGAGTCTTAAAAATGAAAAAAATAACTATCAGTATTTTACTACTATCTTCATTGACTTTAGGTGCTTGCGATTCTTCTAGTACTGCACCTGAAAAAAACAAAAAAGAAACTAGCACAACAAAAATAACTGAAAAAACATCTGCTTCAAAAACCAGTACCAGTACTGAATCAACTAGCGATAATAAAAAGACAGTTTATAATTTAGGTGAATGGTGGGAAGTTCCCAATCAATGGAAACTCAAAATTGACAGCGTGACTCCTACAGATGAAAGAAACCCCTATTCAGATAAATCACCACAGCAAGTAGTTATAATTTCTTATACTTATGAAAATCTAGGATATGAAGATGACATTCAAGATTTATTTATTACGCCAGAAAATGTGGTAGATAGTGCCGGAATAATGGGTGAAACTTATCCCGTCTCTACCACAGGAGCAAAGCCAACACCTGTTGGAGCAACAATGAGTGGGGCTCAGGCCGCATATGGCGTTCAAAATCCTGGTGGAAACATCAAAATATTATTCAAAAAATATGATTCAAATCGTACTGGTCAAGCTGCTACATTTGAAATACCTGTACAATAAAAGAAATAGCCTTAGGGCTTTTCTTTTTCAAAAATTAAGAACATACATTCGAAAGGAGTTTTAAAATTGTGGATTGAGGAACTTCCTAATGGAAAATATAAATACTTTGAGCGATATAAAGATCCGTACACAGAAAAATATCGACGTGTTTCAGTTACACTTAATTCGAAGTCTAACCAAGCGAAAAAACAAGCGATGATGGAATTACAGGATAAGATTAATAATCGAATGGAGAAAAAAGATCAAAAAAAAGTATCGTTAGAGAATCTCTTAAATAGCTGGTGGCAACAACATCAATTATCTATTAGGAAAACATCAGTTAAAGCTTACGGAAAAATTTTAAAATATATATTTTCCAATATGAATGTTGATGTACTCATAAGAAACACAGATACAAAATTTTTCCAAGACTTTATTAATGATTTACCGCATTCGTGGGAATATAAGAAAAAATTCAAAAGTGTGCTTAACATGTCCTTCACTTATGCACAAGACATGGGAATGATTGATGAAAATCCTATCAATAGAGTGAAAGTTGTTAAACCCCCACTAACAAAAGAAAATTTTGAAAATATAGAAAGTAAATACCTCGAAGAGAGAGAGGTTTATCAATTATTAAACTATTATTATTCTACATTTCAAAGTGTCCATCATGGTCGTTTAGCAGAGTTTATGTATTTAACTGGATTAAGAGCTGGTGAAGCAATTAGTCTTACTATAAATGATTATGTAAAAAATGAACATGCTATTTTAGTTAATGGGACTTTGGATTATTCTAACGGTTATAAAAACGCTACAAAAGAATTACCTAAAACTCTAGCATCATTCAGGAAAGTAGAATTATCAAATAGAGCTGTAAAAATAATCGAAGAGTTAATTTTAGAAAGAGAAATAAAATTCAAAGAGCAAACAAATTATCTATTTGTTGGCAAAACGGGCAAACCAATTCAAGTTAATTCATTCAATGCCTCTCTAAAGAAAGCTAATGAAAGTCTAGGTAAAAATAAAATAAACAAAACTATATCAAGTCATATTTTTAGACATTCTCATATTTCACTACTTGCAGAATTAAATGTACCAGTAAAAGCAATAATGGAACGTGTAGGCCACGTTGACACGGAAACAACTTTAAAAATTTATACTCATGTTACAAAAAAAGCTAAAACAAATCTGGTAGAAGCTCTAAATAAATATGGCAAGTAA